ACTGGGGAGACTCCATCTAAAAGATAAACAGACTTACCATAAGTTTTAGTTACAGCTACCCATATTACTGTATTACTAGTAGAAACAAGACTATCTCCATTAGCACAACCTATTTCCATAGTATAGCTAGGAGCTACAGCTAAAGGAGAACCTACAGGATTAGCGTTGTCATAAAAGAATTGGGTCGTATAAGAACCATAAGCTATTAAATAGTTTAGGTGTTTAGCAATACCAACTAATGTGTCTCCTGTTTGTTCAAAGCTTAAAAAACTAAGAGCATTCCATTGTGTTGGGTCACCAACATTAGAGTTGTAAATACGATTATTAGTTGTACCAACAAATACATAGTTATCTAAAAAAACAGCACCAGATACAAAGGGACCAGCAGGAAATGAGTTAAGAGCAGGAGTTAACACTCCACTAGAACCTAAATCTTGGAAAGTAAGTGTGCCAGATACTGTAGCAGTGTTAGCAATGTTTAAAGTTATTGTTGTACCGCTAATGTTAGTCACCATAGCATTAGGTGCTACACCAGTACCAGTAACAAACATACCTGTGTATATACCAGAAGCACTAGATACAGCTACAGTATAAAACCCAGCACTACCTGTACCTGTAGGAGTTTGAGTAGCAGGTAAATTAATTGTACAAGTAGGAGCACTAGAATAACCGCTACCAGCATTGGTAATGGTTACAGTAGTTATATTGCCTCCTACAACTGTAGCAGTAGCAGCAGCACTACCAGTAGAAAAACTAAGAGTAATGCCTGTACTATAGTTTACACCTGAGTTATCAACACTAATAGCTACAACAGTTGTGTTATTAATGGTGCTTAAAGTACCTGATTGGTTTATTAAATAACCATTAACTTTGTTATGAAAGAAACAATAGGTACTAAGAAAAGTATTTACAAAGTAACTTTGACTAGTAGATGATGATGTTGATCCTAAATTGGTAACAGCATAAGTACTAGGATTAACTTTGTACACTGTGTTATTAATAACAGATATTAAGTTACCATTGTAAGAAGTTAGCCCTTGAGCTGTACCGCTACCTACAGTAGCAACTTTAGTTAACCCAGGTCTTTTAACAAAGTCTCTTTTACCATTGCTACTATCAAAATAGACATTAGCACAATAAGCATCAGTCGCAAAAGATCCTGTACGACTATCTATTGGTTGTGTAAGTGCTATTCTTTCGGTTGCCATATTAACGTCCGTAAGAATTAGGGTTAGTAGATCTAAAGTCAGGCATAAAGAATGTACTAGAAGCCTCTACATCCCAGTCAGAGAGTTTTTCTTTATACACTAAGGCTCTTGCTGCTATTTCTTGTCTAGCATTAACTGGGACACCATACTGCATAGCCAACTCATCAGCTAGACCCCACACTAAAGTATTTTGCCACTCAATAGGAAAATCAGGAGTATCAGTAGAAGTACCAGTGCCTAAAGTAATATCATTCAAAGGCATTTGAGCTACAGCATGTAGTTGAATGTTTGTTTGAGAGTTAAGATCTGGTGTTAAGTATACATATAAGATACCATTGTTTTCTCTAGGATCATAAAACAAAGTATTAGCTGTACCAGTAGAAAACTTAGAACCTAACATGTTGTACTCTTGTTTAGAAACAATAAGTACTGGTGTATCTATGTTAGGGGTTACTTGGATATTACGGTAAAACCCTTGAATAATCTTAAGGGGTTTATCAGTAATAGCTACAGTAGGATTTAAAGAATCATACATTAAAGTAGATGTAGACCCACCTAATATGTACGCAGTCTTACCAGATGTAGTAGGAATAATAAGTTCAACTATTTTCCACAGCTTTAATCCGTCTACACTCATTTGTTTAATAAGTAAGTTAAGAGACATTAAAGCATTGTTGTACGTATTAGTATCAGGTGTATCACCTATTTCAAGCACACCTAATCTACCTAATGCTAGGGAGATAATTTGACTGCTATTAATACTGTAAGTAGAACTCATAATTTATCCAATAAGAAAATCATTTAAACCTGGAGTCAACGACTTACTTGGAATAAAACATCCAGGAATAGATATTCCAGGCATTGCAGTTGATCCCTCAAAGGTACAGGTTGGCATATACCCATTGTTTACACCAACTGTAGCACAATCAGCAGTACCATAATCAGCTTTAGCGTTAACAGTAATTAGATCACAAACAGGAAGAAATTGATCTGACTGCTCTGATCTAACCCAAGGTGGAGCTTGAATGTCAGCTACACCGTGTACAAAGTCTTGGGGTTGTCTAGGTTCCCAATCACCAGGACAGACCATAAGTCCATCCCAACGTAACCGAAGTTCACTCTCTTTATATTTACGACCACATTGGTCACAGATGACTAACCAGCCACCATTATCCCAACGTGATTTATAAGACATGTTTTGTTCCTAGTAACAAGTTATTTATCTTGCTTACCATCTAACTTATCAAATATCTTACCCAGCATAGATTTAATGTCTTGCATGTCACTGCGGTAATCATTTCTATCTACGTAAGTCCTTGGTAAGTCTTCTCTAAGTTTAGATAAGTCTGTTTTAAGTTCTTTAACAGCAGCCCAAAGTTCTCTAGCAAACCAACCCATTACAGAACAGGTTGTTCCAAGAATTATGTTAATGAGTTGCTGTGTTTCCATTTTAAACCTTAAAAAACAGTTACTACAGCACTTAAAGGAACACCAGCAGTAAACGTAAGTACAGTGCCACTACGAGTATAGCTTACAGTTGGTATTTGAAATATTCCGTTAATATAAACAATTCCAACAGCAGTACTGGGAATAGTAAATACTGTTTGACCAGATGTAGATGTAAGAACAGTAGGAGTAGTTCCTTCTACAGCTAATGATGCAGCACTAACAGCATTTAACCAAGCAGCGGATACTACTGGTCCAACAAAATCAGAGTAGGTTACATTTAGCGGGTTAGACATAATGTTTTATTTCTCAGAAATAGGTTGGGTTGTAACTATTCTAAGCAAAGTTACAATAACAGATATTGCAATTCCTACATACATTTGTTCTATAGGGCTTAGAGGTAACAAGTTTACATAACCTTGCAGAATTGACAATACTGCCAAAAACAAAGCAAATAAGACTGTGCGAGATTTAAGAAGTTGGAGTAACATTTTGAGCCTCTTTGTAAGCAGCAATAACAGCTTGGGTTTGGATAAGTTGACACATGGCAATAATTTTGGGGTCTTTTTGACTGTAGTCATCCCCAGGATTAATATATTCACCAGCTACTGCCTCTTGAATAACTTTGCTAGTTGAATCGGTGTATGTATTGATATAACGTACTGCAACAACGCCATTAGCGTCAACAGATATGTTTGCAACGGTTTGTGTCATGGTAACGGTTTGAGTGCTCATTTAATATTCCTTGTTAAAAAATTATACAAATATTTACACACCTGTTGTGTAATAAGTACCACCAATATAAATTTGTTTGCCTGACATATCAGAATTTGTAGCTTGCACTAAACAGCAAAGGGCTTACCATCTTCAGTAACAGTCACCAGATAGCGAACTGCAACTGTGTGGTCTGCCATAACTTCAATTCTGTCAACAATAGTTTGTTTTTCAAATGTCATATTATTCCTTAAATATTCCAAGCATTTTTACAATAAGTTGTAGCATAAGCTCCAACAAAAGCACTTGCAGTAGGCACAAGGTTTGCAGTTAAAACAACCATTGGATTTGTTTGTGCACCATAAGCACCAGGAGAATAATTTAGTGCAACACATTGCCCAACTGTTCCTGTTGTAGTTGTATTTGTATAGCCACCATAAGAAACAGAATTTACTGTTACTGCACAATTTTCTTCAGTTGTAGTAATTGGTGCTAATGCAAAAGTTGTTCCTGCATTATAAGTGCTAGTAAGTGAAATCCAATATGGTTGATTTAATACAATTACACTTGCTTTTATATAAAAAGCACAAGAAGCATAACCATATTCACAACCACAAGAATTAACAGTCATCCATGAATCCTGAAAACTGTATATCCCAAGAGCATAATTATGTTGTGAAGCATTTGAATTGTCTGCTCCACAAGAATTTAACGTACTATATACAGTTTGAATAAAATACCAAGGAACATTACAATTTTCTGCCCAACACGAATTAAATGTTAATGATGTTTTTGGAAGTGAAGAATGAAAATCAAAAGCCGCAGAACTACAATATCTACATATAACATTTTCAAACACATACATATACATTGTCAAACCAACAATGCCTTGACCACAATTTTCTATTTTTACATTTTTAATTGAACCATTACTTGCAGGTTCATAAACTGTACCAGAAGCTAAAACAATTCCTTGTACTGTTGAATCTCCATTAATACCAAGAGATTCAAGGCAGTTGTATCTTGATGTCAAATAAAAAACTGAGTAAACTGTATTGCCATCTATATTTTGTGCAGTTGCATTTGCTCTTGAAATAATCGTTGCATTACAACCATCACCAACAATTTTTTTAATACCATAACAAGTTAAACTTGATGTAATTTTATATGTTCCTGTTGGAATATAAATAAAACTACCTGCATTTATTGCATTTTGAATTGCATTTGTACTATCTGTTGTACCAGTAGGATCAGCACCATAATCAAGTACATTGATAGGCGCTCCAGTAATCATTGAATAAGATGCTTTAGTTAGAGACATTTAATTTCCTTAAACAAAATATGTTCCAGTAATAGTTACTCCTGCAGTTGTTACACCTGTTGTTGGAGGAGCTATTGTTGTTTGATACAACAATCCACATTGAAGTTGTGCACCTGTATTTAAAGCGGCAGAACAACTGCCATAATTTCCTTTTACAGTAAATGGCATCCCTGTAATTGTTGATGTAACAGTAGTCGCAGAAACAGAAGTGGCAGGGGAAACAACAACAGTTACAGTTACTTGTCTTCCTACTCTTGTGTAATTTCCTGTTACTGTAGGAGTTCCTACATTAGTCCATCCTACTAAAACAGGAGTCCAAGTGCCTTCTTCATACCAATTCAGCAACTGGCTTGACATACCAGATGCGGGAGTGTTGGCAGTAAAATTAATACCTTTGGCGGCTGTGCCAGGTATTAAATTTCCTGTAAACCCTACATCTGTACCATTAAAAGTAAAAGCTGATGAAGTGGCTAAAGCACTTGTGCTACTTGCATAAACAACACCATTAGCCGTAAATGGTGTAGAACCACTTAGTCCTGTACCACCATAAGCAGTTCCTATTTTTGTTCCTGTCCAAGAAACACTTCCAGAAATTGAAGTTGTGTTATTAAAACTTAGTGTAGCAGTACCCCAAG